TATGACATTGCTGACGATATAAGTTATAATAAGAGAAAGAACTACACACTTAATCATTTGATTGAAAGAATTAAAATCTACAATCAAGAAAATTTTAATTATGATATTGTAAACATACCTTTAAAAAACTGATGGGAGAAGAATTCGTAGCTGTAATTAAATTGGTTTCTGGAGAAGAAATCCTCGCATCGGTTTGCGTTGACGAAACTGGTGAAGAACCAATTATTATTGCTCACACTCCTGTTACTATGAAAATGATTAGTAATGGAATGTATGTGAAGATCAAACCTTGGATGGAATTAGCAGATGATGATATGTTTATATTCAGAACAGATAAAATTATTACAATGAGTGAAGTTAAAGATCAAAAAGTAATTAAATTATATGAAAGATATGTTGAAGAATCAAATGAAGAAGATGATATGACTAAACTCTTACCTTCTAGTGGTGAAGTAAAACCTGATGAAAAAATGGGATATATCTCTAGTGTTGAAGACGCTCGTAAGAGTCTTGAAGAAGTTTGGAAGAAGCCCTTTAAGAATAATAAAGAAGGCTAGTTTTGTCCCTTGAACCCTTACAGAGTTATTGTACACATATTTGAATGACTTGTCAAGTACTGAAAGTATGTTATAATAGAATACAGATAGACGGAGACATTTAATGCCTAGAAAGAAGTCTGAACATTATGTTAATAACAAACAACTCTTAGAGGCATTAATAGTGTATCGAGAGAAGGTTGCTAATGCGAAAGAGAATGATTTACCAAAACCAAGAATTACAAACTATCTTGGAGAATGCTTTTTAAAGATTGCCACACACTTATCATATAAACCAAACTTTGTAAACTATATGTTCCGTGATGATATGATATCTGACGGAATTGAGAACTGTGTACAGTATATTCATAACTTTGATCCAGAGAAGTCAAGGAATCCATTTGCATACTTTACTCAGATTATTCATTACGCATTTCTAAGAAGGATACAAAAAGAGAAAAAACAATTGGATATTAAAACAAAGATTATAGAAAGAAGTGGATTTGATGAAGTGATGACTGTAGATGATAGTTCACTTGCTGGTAATAGTTCTGATTATAATACAATCAAAGATAATATCGTATACAAGTCAAGCAATAGATGAAGATTGCAATTATTACCGATACTCATTACGGTGCTAGAAAGGGTTCTAAGCATCTCCATGAATATTTTGAAAAATTCTATAAAGATATATTCTTTCCTGAGTTAGAAAAGAATAATATTGATACTATCATTCATATGGGTGATATATTCGATAGTCGTAAATCAATCGACTACTACAGTTTAGAGTGGTCGAAGAGAGTGATATTTGAACCTATGAAGAAGTATAAGGTTCACGCAATCACAGGAAACCATGATTGTTATTATAAGAATACAAATGAAATTAACTCACCTGAGTTATTATTAAAGGATTATCCTAATATCATAACCTACTCAAGTGCAGAGGAGATTGTATTAGATGGATTGCAGATACTTCTCTTACCTTGGATTAATGTAGAAAATTATGATGAGAGTAAAAAAATGATTGATGAGTCCACCAGTAAAGTGGCAATGGGTCATTTAGAGATCAATGGATTCAAGGCAACTCGTGGTCATATGATGGAAACTGGTATGAATACTGAGGTCTTTGATAAATTTGACACAGTATACTCAGGTCATTTTCATACTAGGTCTACAAATGGTAAGATTCACTATCTTGGCAATCCATATGAAATGTTTTGGAACGATGTGAATGATACCAGAGGTTTTCACTTCTTTGATACAGAAACTTGTATTCACACTCCTGTAAATAACCCTTATCAGTTATTTCATAATGTTTATTATGAGGACACTCCATATCAACTGTTTGATGCAACTTTATATAATAAAAAGATTGTAAAAGTTATTGTTCGTAAGAAATCAAACCCAAAAGAGTTTGAGAGATTTATTGATAAGTTGTATAGTGCAGGTGTTGAAGACCTTAAGATCATTGAAAACTTTGATATACAGGTTGGAGATGAGTTTGATATTGATGAAGATGAAAATACACTTTCAATTTTAAATAGATATATTGATGACAGTGACTTTGAATACGACAAAAATATTATCAAAAACATTTTTAAGGATCTCTATAGACAAGCTTGCGAGGTAGAGTAGTGTATCTACTTACATTAAAAACTAGAAAAGAAGACGGTGCTTATGCTGTACAGGATAGACATGGAGATAAAGTGTTATTTCTTTTTGAAGAAGAGGACGATGCTGAAAGATATGCTATGATGTTAGAAGACGATGAGCAATATCAAAAAAAGATGGCTGTCATAGAAGTTGATGATGAGCTTGCCATAAAGACCTGTAGGATGTATAATTATAAGTATACTGTGATTACACCCGACGATTTCGTAATACCCCCTAAGAATGATAACCTTTCAAAAGATTAGATGGAAGAATTTCCTGTCAACAGGAGACCATTGGAGTGAAATAGATTTTCAAGGAAATACTACTAACCTAGTTGTAGGAACAAATGGTTCTGGAAAGTCCACAATGTTAGATGCATTGACGTTTAGTTTATTTAATAAACCTTTTCGTAAAGTTAATAAATCTCAACTCATCAATGCCACGAATGAAAAAGATTGTGTTGTTGAGGTAGAGTTTAATGTTAATAATAAAAATTACCTTGTAAGAAGATCTATTAAACCAAATAAATTTGACATTGAGGTTGATGGTAATTTAATGCATAAGGAATCTGATGATAGAATAAATCAAAAGATACTAGAAGAAAATATATTAAAGGTAAATTATAAGTCATTCACTCAGATTGTCATACTTGGTAGTAGTAGCTTTGTTCCCTTTATGCAATTATCCACAAGTAATCGTAGAGATGTGATTGAGGATCTCTTAGATATTCGTATTTTTTCTGCAATGAATACCTTAATTAAAGAAAAGATTCGTACTGAAAAGGAAAAAATAAGATCATTAGACCTAAAAAGGGATAATATTAAAGATAAAATATGCATGCAAGAGAACTTTATTAAGGAGTTGGAGGAGCAAGGAAAAGATAATATTACAGAAAACCAAAAGAAAAGAGATTCTTTAGGTGATGAGATATGTGTTCTTATAATGAAGACTGAAGGTTTAGAAGATGATGTATATGGACTAACTGAAAAGCAAAAAGAGGTAACTGGTGCAGGAGAAAAGTTACTGAAACTTAACACATTCAAGGGTAAACTATCCAATAAAGTAGCAACTCTTACCAAAGAACATAAGTTCTTCAGTGAAAATGTAACATGCCCTACATGTACTCAAAATATAGAAGAATCGTTTCGTTTAAATAGAATTGATGACGTTCAAACTAAAGCGAAGGAACTTAAAAAGGGTTATGATGACCTTGAAAAGACCATCAAAGAAGAGCAAAACCGAGAACGTCAATTCAACCAATTATCAAAGGAGATTACTAAACTCAACAATGGCATTTCTAAAAACAATACTCAGATTTCTGGATTCCAACGACAGATCAGAGATCTGGAATCAGAAGTTCAAAGATTTACCGAACAACTTGCAAATAGAAGTACTGAAAATGAAAAATTAGTTGAGTTTACTAAAACTCTAGAAACAACATTAGAAGAATCCTCAGAAAGAAGAGAAGAGGTTGTATATCACGACTTCGCATATTCTCTGTTAAAGGATGATGGTGTTAAGACTAAAATAATTAAAAAATATCTACCATTTATCAATCAACAAGTCAATCGTTACTTGCAGTTGATGGACTTCTATATCAATTTTACTTTGAATGAAGAGTTTGTTGAAACTGTGAGATCACCAATACATGAAGATTTTTCATATTCTTCTTTTAGTGAGGGTGAGAAGATGCGTATTGATTTAGCTTTACTATTCACTTGGAGAGAGATTGCAAGAGTTAAGAACTCTGTCAATACTAATCTTTTAATTATGGATGAGGTATTTGATAGTTCTCTTGATGGTTTTGGTACAGATGAGTTTCTAAAAATTATTCGTTTTGTAATCAAGGATGCTAATGTATTTGTCATATCACATAAGACAGAGTTGCATGATAAGTTCAATAGTGTTATCAAGTTTGACAAAGTAAAAGGATTTAGTAGAATAGTATGAGAAAGTATACTGAAAAAGAATATTGGGAAGGTTTAGTTCCCGATGAATTGTTTGAAGAATATTTAAATAAATATGGATATGAATATACTCCATCAAGGGAGACAGTTAAAAAAGTGTCCACTGAACCCTACCAAGAGTAGGGTTTTCTTGTATACTGGATATATCAGATAAGAAACCACCATGCAAATCAAACACGAAGTTAAAGGACAACTTGCTAGATTACTTGCTACAGAAGACTTAATAGTAGAGCATAGATCAGTTGATACTGCATCATTCAATGTAGGCACAAGAGTATTGACTCTTCCTACTTGGGACAATGCAGGAGAAGAAGTTTATGACACATTAGTTTGTCACGAAGTTGGACATGCACTCTACACACCTGATGATGAGTGGTGGTTATATAATGAGATATCTGCTTCAATCGTAAACATTGTAGAAGATGCACGTATTGAGAAGTTAATGAAGAGAAGATATGGTGGTTTATCTAAGACTTTCTTCAGAGGTTACTCTAGTCTCTCAGAAGACGACTTCTTTAAATTAGAGGGCAAAGACCTTACTAAGTT